ATGGCTTCAATCCTGCCAGTTGGCAGTCGCTGGCGTGCCCAGGTGCGCAAGCGAGGGCAGAGTATAGCAAAAACGTTCAAAACGAAAGGTGCGGCTGAAGCCTGGGCGCGGGCCAAGGAAGTCGAGATCGACAACGGCCAGAATGCCGTGGATGCGGCCACCGTCAAGGTCGGTGAGCTCGTCAGGAAATACCGCGAAGCGCGCGCAGACTCCGGCCGGCCGGTCAAGGAAAAGTCAAACGAGGACTACATCCTGAAGCGACTGGAAGATGCGTTCGAAAGTGACTTTGCAGCGAAGCTCACGACACAACGTATCGTCAAGTTTGCGCAGGATCGTAGGAAAGCCGGCGCCGGTGGCTATACCGTCGACATGGATATCTCGAAGCTCGGCACCGTCCTGCGCCACATGGGGTCATTGCTCGAATTGACGCTGCCCGATGCGATCGGTACGGCTCGTCCGACGCTCCACCATCTGCGCCTGATCGAAGCCGGCGGCAAGCGTGAGCGTCGACCAACTCCCGAAGAAATCGAGAAAATCTTTGCGTGGTTCGCCGAGCATCCGGAGCGTCAACAGGCGATGCCGGATCTGTTACGCGTCGCCATGCAGTGTGCGTTTCGACGTGGCGAGCTGTTCAACCTGCGCTGGGATGATATCGACGCCGAGAATCACCTCGCGCTGGTGCGCGATCGCAAGCACCCCCGGCAGAAGGTCGGCAACAACGAGTGGATCCCGCTGATTGGCGACGCGTTCGAAGTCATCATGCGGCAACCGCGTTACCCGGTGCCGCCGGAGTACACCGAGAAGCGCAAGGCAGATCCGAAGACGCCGCCGCACAAGAATGACTACATTTTCCGGTTCGACAAGGGAACCGCGAGCAAGTACTTCAAGCAGGCCTGCGACGCCAAGGGCATCGTCGATCTGCATTTTCATGACCTGCGCCATGAAGCGACCAGTACACTTTTTGAAGCTGGTTGGCAGATCCCGGAAGTGGCCGCAGTGACAGGGCATAAGGACTGGCGCAATCTTAAGCGCTACACTAATCTGGATCCGGTGCAAGTTGCTAAGAAGGGGCGCTTGAGACTAATTAAAGCGACATCGAGCTGACTGCCATCTAGCCATGGCGACTCGTGCTGTGGCCAACTACTTGAGTGGGATTGCCATGATTGCAGATCAGAAGTCAGCATTAGATGCGGCCCGTGCCACTGCCATTCAGCTATTGGATGCTATGGAGACCGAGGATCTCCCTGTGGAGCGTTACCTCATGCTGGCAAAGCGACTCGCCCGGCTGATGAGAGACAACGATGGGCAGACATGGCTTGGTTTGGAAACAACGGGGTATCCGAGCAGTTTTGATATTTCAAAGCTTGGCGATAGCGCTCTTTATGCCACACGTGTTGGTCGCATAACGCCAGATGGCCAGCAATATTACACTGCAAGCTTACCTCAGTTGGAAGGTGAGTATTTTGCGCAGAAGATCCGCCTTGAGAGTGCCGCGCCGAAGGCCGCTACCGGCAGTGCTCAGGATTTTTTGGTGGCAAACGCTACGCAACGGATGTTCAACAATCAGTCGGTTGCTTTCAACGAGCTGAAGGAAGCATATGTCAAGACTTCAGCCCTTTTTACTGCTTTCAAAGGTGCTTTGCATAGCTATGCAACCGACGCTCTAATATCGCTACAGTTTGGCGACGTAGCCGAGTCGATATTCGATCAATTGCGTTACGAGGTTGACGCTTTCGTACGGACGCGAGCGCCGAAAGCGGCGGAGAAGCTGGTCGCGATTGCAGCTAGGATCGGGGAAGGGAATCCTGAGGCGTTGGCAGAAGCGTTGGCGTCGTGCCGACGACTTCTTTTGAGCCTTGCAGATTCGCTATTTCCTCCCTCGGAGGTTGAATGGAGGTCCAGCAGCGGAAAGGCGCGTAAGGTCGGCGTTGACCAATACAAAAACAGATTGATTGCGTTCATCGAGCAGGGAATAACATCGGACGGCACGAAGGCGTTGCTTGAAAGCGAGCTCGACCATCTATGCGCGAGGCTCGATGCGGTGTACGACAAAACCAATAAAGGCGTGCATGCCGACGTGACGCTCGAAGAGGCGCGCCTGACGATCATACAGGCCTACATATTCATCGGTGAACTGGCCCGGGTGGACCGCGGTGTGTTGCGAGAGACCTCGCCAGCGACCCCATTGTCTGGCGACTCTGACATTGCTGTTTGAAATCTAGCCTGAATATTCATGGTCCGTCATCTTCGCCGCGGCCGGTGGATTTCCGCGATCATGCGATTGCCAGTGCTCGAGCCTTTTCCGACATTTTGTCGAGGTAGTCGGCTACAGCGTCATAAGCGGCGTAGCGTGCGGCCCCCTCTTTGTAGGTCGGAATTGGAAACGTTTCGGCGCTGACCTGGTTGCGAATCGTGCCCTCGGACATTGCCAGCAGGGTCGCGAGTTGACCCATGGTCAGGCGTACGCCGAATTTCTCTAGGATATACGCGCGAGTCAGTAGTCCCATCTCATTCCCTCCCGTTGACGACCGGCAACGGTCGCACAAGCCCGATTTCCAGATTGACGAATGCGCCGCAGCCGACGAGTGCCATGCTCACGCGTTTCTCGGGAAAATGCGCAGGCGTAATGTGCGTCATGCATCCCTCCGCAAGAGAGGCGTTTTTCTCCACCAAAATGGGCCGAAATCGCGGCCTATCAATGCAGCGCATTCAGTGACCGCGCGGCGCATCGCGCGGCGCCGTTCAGCGCAATCCAGGTCGGGCAGCTTGTCGACGTTGATGTCTTCGTGCGTGAAGATTCGCATCGCACCAACGCCAGCCATTGCAGCGACATACTCATTGTGGTGATTGACATCGACGCGGGCTGCGGCTGCCAGCTTGTGCGAGTCGGAGTCGTGCTTCAACGGATTGAAGGGACGCCAAGGTGCAGTGGTGTCGTGGCGCGGCCGTACGTGGACGGCCGCGTGGTAGCGGCGCGTCTCCAGATTCGCTGCGCGCGCAGCATAGTAAATGATGTCAAGTTCGTTCATGCGGGCTCCGGAATCTTGCGCGCGACGTCGGCGAGGACCTTCGGTGGCATGGACATGCAGAGCCGGCACAAGGGGAACGCGACACTCGGCGTGACGTTCATGCGCAGCTGGGCGCCTTCGGTCGTGGTTAATATGATGAGTGTCGCTTTCTGGGCGAGCGAGGACAACGATGCAAACAGGGACATTTGTGTTTTCTCCGTGGAAGCTAAGGACGGTGCTGCTGTGAGCGCCACTCGACGAACGGGCGACGCAGGAGGTTGTGAAAGCGTTCGGCCGCGACCTGGTCGGTTGGGAGAGTGCTACGGCTGTCGATCTTGCAGACCGTGCGGATGATTTCCGCGGCTTCGTCGGCAGTCAGTTGATCAACTTGAGTCGCAGACGAAAGCCACTCGCGAAACTTGGGATCGCGCGGCAGCATGCCGGCGAGCTGGGCAATGTTTGGCATGTTGATTCGTCAGCCCGCGAGGGTGTCGTAGTTTCGATCGGAGAGGTCGTCTTCGCTGGGGTAACGTCCCGTCCCATCGACGCGATACCTGCAGAAAAACGAGCCGCGCCAATGCGAAAACCAGTGGCCCTCGGCGGGTGATCGAAATGATCTGGATGTTTGCGCATGAAGTGGCGAGTCGCACAATGGCTGCAGCGAACGTGATATCGCATCGTGGTCAGTCGTCGTAGTCGCCACTCGCACGACGCTTCACGTCGCCTTGCTGGTGCTGCCGGCGCAACTCGCGCGCTTCGCGTGCGCGCGCCGACGCTTCAAGCGTGCGGCGCACTTCGGCGCTGGCGATTGCCTCTTCGAAACTCCCGGTCTTGTGAAGCAACTGCCATTCAATGCGCAGCAGGTGGGATGGAAGCGGGCTCTTTTGCATGGCGCGTCTTAGATACGATGAGCCGATACGGACGCTGCAGTCTGCGGCTCGTCGTCCGCATTGACTGCTGAGATTGCGACGCACACGGCTGCGCTTATCAGGCAGATCAGCCACAAAGGCATGGGCTTTTTCGTGCGGCTCATGCTTCAGCCCCGCACGCGAACGACTTCAGTCACGGAAACGCAACCGGTGACATGCATTGTCTGTTGGGCGGCACTGACTGCGTCAGCAGCCTTTATCTGAATGAACTGCGAGAGCGGGCTCGGCTCCTGGCCCTTCATAAGGTAGTAACAGTGGTAGCTTTTCATGGCATCCTAAAAATGCGTGACACGCATATATGGAGATGCATTCTACGCAAACTGCAAGATGCGTCAAGCGCAAATTTTGGCGAAAAAAAAGCCCGCATATGCGGGCTTGTGTTGGATTGCTCTTAGCGTCTTCGTCGGTATCGACGATGCTCAACCATGACACCGATTATCTGCAACCGCATTTGGTCGCTGCGGATGGATGAGTAATCCGGGTTAAGCGGCACGAGTTCGAATATCTCCGCACCGGCTTCGGTAAGACCGCGCGGCCGGTATTTTTTAAACGTTGCTTCCTCTTTCCCATTCTTAGCTACAACGAAGTCGCCGGGTTGTGGCTGGATAAGGGGATCGATAATTACCTTATCCCCCTCACGAAAATCAGGTTCCATTGATTCGCCTTCGATCAGAAGGGCGAATGAGTTGGGCGACACGTCAATGTCTGTCTCGAGCCACTCGTGGGCCCAGCCTACTGGTAAAGAATCCACCACTTCCGTCAACATCCCCGCTTGAATCGAATTAATAACCGGAATGCGTCTACTACCCATAGTCGATGGGGAGACGTTCTGCAATGCAGGATCCCGGTAAAGCTCTGCGGGGCTTGTGCCTAATTCTTTTGCTATTTTCCTTAGCATTTCGTCGCTGCAGCCTTGCTTGCCGCGTTCAAGGCGCGAAATGTTGCCTACATCGCTCTCAATGCGAGTGGCGAGTTCAAGGATGGTCAGGCCCCGTTCCTTACGAAGGTTACGGATGTTGGACCCGAGAATCAACCTCAATTGAATGTTTCTTTCCATACACTGATTGTTCATCTCAGATGCGTGTGACGCAAAGCGTGTTGCGCATTTTCGATGCGCGCTTTAAGATGCGTGTCACGCATATTTTGTGAGTGACCATGGAACAGACCCAAGTCGAAACTCCGCTGCGGCGCTTGCGTAAGTGCCGGGGCTTAACGGTTGCGGAGGTGTCGCTCGCGATTGGCATTGATCAAGGCAACCTGAGCCGCATCGAGCGTGGCGAGCAATTTTCGCGGCGTGCGGCCGCGGCGCTAGTTGCCTACTACGGTGCCGAGTCCATTTCCGAGCTCGAAATACTGTATCCCGACCGTTTTCCGAGGATGGCGGTATCGCAGGCTCCCTGCGGTGTTGATGCCACGCGCGCCAAGAATTGAGAGAACGCGAGTTCCTCGCGGCGCGCTCGTACCGACAGGCTGATCGCTTTCTTGATCCTTTGCTTGAAGCATGCGCCTTTGCTCGCCATTTTCGCATGTTCGAGGGCGATCTCCTTTTTGTTCATTCGCTTCACCGTTTTGCTGTGGACGAACGAATCGTATGAAAACGAAGCGTGCGTAAACAGCATGAAAAATAGTTATCCACAAGGGGTTAGTGTGACCTGCCGATACAGCGACACAACATGGATCGATGTCCTTTATACGTCGGTACTCAAGACGCCGGGGAAGGTAGAGGACGCCGCGCGCTTTCTGACCGAGCGGCGTGGGATTCGCCTTACCGGCGAATCACTTCGTCTGAAGCTGCGTGAAGTCGAGGGCGCCAGGATCTCGGGCGAAATGTTCGAGCTGATTGTCGAATGGATGCTCGAAAAGAACCAGCCGCATGCGCTCGATGCGGTGCATGCATTCAACGTGCGTTTCGGATTGGTTGCCTCATTGGCCCCCCGCCCAGATGCCCGCGACGGCATAACTGCGCTCGTGACGGCCGCACTTGGCGTCAGCGACAAGACCGGCAAGCTTGCTGAGGAGGTGCGCCGTTCGGCAGAAGACGGCGTGATCGAGCCGCGCGAAGTCGAGGCAATCGAAAGAATCGGGCGCGATGGTCAGCGCCAGATCGAACAGACGATCACGATCGCGCGCGCAGCAGCGGCTCTGAATCGGGTTTAACTCGCACTTCGCATACCGGGGGAATACATGGGTGCAAATGACCCATTGGAAGCGCGCGACCCTATTGCGTCGATAGAGTCTGAGCAGGCCGTGCTCGGCGCGCTAATGCTTGATAACGAGGCGTTCGATCGAATCGTGCACCTCGTCGGCGAAAAGGACTTCACGCTGCCCGAGCATCGTTCGATTTTTCGCGCGATCTCGCGGATGCTGGCCACACAGCGTCAGGCAGACGCGGTCACCATATACGAGTTTCTGTCGGCCCATGGATCGAAGATCCGACAGCCGCTCCAATACCTCAATGAGATCGTTCAGTCGACGCCGAGCGCCGCGAACGTGGTGCGTTACGCTGAGATCGTGCGCGCGCGTTCGCTGCTGCGCGCGACAATGGCCGCGGCGCGACAGGTCATCGATCTTTGTCACAACACGGCCGGGCGCGAGGTGCTCGAAATCATTGATCAGGCGCAGGCGTCTTTTATGCGGCTATCTGACGTCGATCAGCGTGCCGATGGCTTCACCGCGATCGTACCCGCGCTCACGCGCGTAGTTGAACGCGTGGATGAGCTTTATCACAAGGGGCCGGCTGCCGGCATCACCGGGACAGCGACGGGCTTTGATGATCTCGACCGGATGCTCGATGGCATGCACGGTGGCGAGTTGATTATCGTCGGCGGACGGCCATCGATGGGCAAAACCTCGTTCGCCATGAACATCGCAGAGCACGTGGCGATTCGCCTGAGATTGCCCGCCGCCGTCGCGTCGCTCGAAATGCCAACTGAGCAACTGACGCAGCGCATGCTCGCTTCACAGGCGCGCATCAACCAGCATCGGCTGCGCACCGGCAAGCTCGAGCAGGATGACTGGCCGCGACTCACGCATGGCGTGCAGTTGATGGCCGATGCGCCAATTCATGTTTTCGAGGGCGCGGGCCTCACTCCGACCAGCCTTAAGGGCAAGTTGCGCCGGCTGAAACGTGAGCTTGGCCAACTTGGCGTAGTGGTGATCGATTACCTGCAGCTGATGAACGGCGACGGCTCGCACAACGACATGCGCGCCGCGGAATTGAGCGAGATTTCGCGCTCGCTGAAGCTGATCGCGAAAGAGCTGAAGGTACCTGTGATCGCGCTCTCGCAGCTAAATCGAGGTCTTGAGCAGCGGCCGAACAAGCGGCCCGTGATGTCCGATCTGCGGGAGTCCGGCGCGATCGAGCAGGACGCGGACGTGATTCTCTTTATCTATCGGGATGAGGTCTACAACCCCGACAGCGCTGATCGCGGGACGGCGGAAATCATCTGCGCCAAACAGCGCAACGGGCCGATCGGCACGGTGCGCCTTACCTTCCAGAACGCATTAACCCGGTTCGAGAATTTCGCCTCGCCGGGAAGTGGGCATTGATCTATGGCAACTGTAACTCCGTTTTTTACCTGGCGCCGTGCCATGACCTGCAGCGATTTACCGTCGACTACCAAGCTGGTGCTGTTTGTCGTCGCGGAATACGCGAACGCGGTCGATGACATCGTGTGGCCGTCAATCGAATCGCTCGCGGAAAGAGCATCGTTATCCGAGCGGGCCGTTGCAAAGCACCTTGCGATAGCCGAGCGTGATGGCTGGCTGGCGCGCTGGAAGTCGCGCAGGCCAAATCGCAAGTGGGCGCATTCACACTATCGATTCTCGATTCCCGCAGCCGTCGCAAAGCAGCAGCGCGACGCGATTGATCTGGATCTCGCGGCGGCGTCGGAGGGTGATGAAGTTTTGAACAAAGATGAACGTCGTTCCAAGCGCGCTCAAGAAATGGGCAGTTCGGAACCACGTGCAGGTAACTCAGGCGAATTGAATGAACCATGTTCAGGTAACTCGGCCGCATCAGGCGAACAAGGTGCAGGAGATCCGGTTGACGCTGTCCCGGACGCAGTTGATTCCGAAAGTTACCTGCACCACGTTCCTACTAAGTACCCAGTAAACAGAAATTGTATAAAACCCTCTCTCTATCAACCCACAGTGGTAAACGAAGCCACAGGCGTTCAGAGAGAAAAACCCGATGAACAGAGTTTGTCAATTGCGTGGTGGATGTTCGAACGACTGAAGGCCGATGATCCGGGAATTGCAAAGCCGGACATGGAGGTGTGGGCGCGCGAGGTGGACGCAATGATCATGCTCGACGGTCGCGAGACTGACGCAATGGCACGGCTGTTCGGCTACGCGCGGCGCGACAGCTTCTGGGCGAAAGTCATCACGTCACCGGCGCGTCTGCGGAAAAACTGGGAAGAGCTTCGCGTTCGTCGAAACGGTGCGATTGCGTCGAAGCAAGCGCAAGTGTCGACTCAAACAACGTCAAGCGCACCAGACGACCGGGTCTGCGCTCACGTTGAAAACGGCTGCCGATGCACGCATGCGGCAAGCACGATTATTGGCGCCGGCTCAGCACGGCGTGGCTATTGCCGACAGCACATCGGCCTTTACGAAGATTGAATCGGGGAACCCTATGACACTTGATGAGCGTTTGAATAATTGGGCCCGTGCGCAGCGCGGCGGCAGCGGCCATGGTGATTCGATGGTGGCGACGATTTACTTTCCTACCGTCGCGGGCGCATCGATTGACACAACGCTCGACGGCGAAGATGCGCAGAAAGTCGAGCTGGCGTGTCGCGGATTGATGCCTCTGGATCGCAAGGTATTGCAGATGCATTTCGTCTGGCGCGCGCATCCGGCAGTCATCTGCCGCCGGCTTGGACTGAAGGCTCGGCCGACATCGATCTTCGATCTGGCGCTTGCTCACGCGAAGCGGGCCATCGAAGAAAAGCTCGCTGATGTGAAGCCGCAGTACGTGTCGATGCAGGCCATCATCGATCGCCTGAAAGAGAAACCGCTTGCGGAAACAAAGTAGCTCTACTACACTCCGATCCACAATCTGATTCCGGTTCCTACCGAGTGACGCGGCCTTTTCCGGGCATGCGTTCGCCTGAAGGAATTTAAAGCCTCGCCGCTCATGCGTCGGGGCTTTTTGCATTGGACAATCGAAAGAGTCGGTCGTCTGCACGGATAGGTCGCGCTGTGCTGCTTCGGCTGGGTGCGACAGGATCGTGACGCGGCCGGGGACCCTATAGCCGTTCTGGACACGGGGGCTCACACCCGCGTTTTTTCTCTACTGGTGATTCTCCAAGGGGGGTCATATTCATGCCAACCCAACAGCAGATCGCCGACCACCTGGACCTCGATCAATCGGCCGTTTCGCGCCTCGTCGACAAGCTCGGCATCGACTACCGGCAGGCGTCGATCGATGACGTTAGGATCGAGTACATCCGGCATCTTCGCGGGATCGCGTCCGGTCGTGTAGGTGATGGCGGGTACGACCTCGCCACTGAGCGCGCGATGACCGAGCGTGTGGAACGCGAGATCAAGATTCTCACGCTCGCGGAGAAGAAGGGGCAGCTCGTCAATGCGGAACAGCTGGAGCGTGCTTATGGCCAGATGGTTGGCGCCTTCCAGTCGGATCTGCTGTCGCTGCCGGACAAGATCGCGCAGGAGCTGCGCACGCTCTATGGGGTCGACGTCGATGTCGAGCTGCTGAATGAACACATTAACGGATGTCTCGAGCAGCTGGCTCGATACGACCCAGACAGTCCGAGCAGTGATCCGGCGCCTGGCGAAGCTGCTAACGCCAGCCGAGAAGATCGGGACGACGGACTGGGCGAGGCGTTATCGCCGTTTGAGCGCGAAGGCAGCGGCGAGCCCGGGTAAATACAACCCCGAGATCACGCCGTGGGTGCACGGCATGCACGCAGCGCTCGACGATCCGCGCGTGCAGAAGGTCGTCTGTATGAAATCGGCACAGGTGGCGTGGACTGACGGCGTTCTGCTGAATTACGTTGGGCGGCGTATCGATATCGATCCGTGCCCGATGATCATCATGTTCGCGAAGGAAAAGTCGGCCAAGAAATTCAACCTCGAGAAGTTCGAGCCGATGGTCGAGGTGACGCCGCGCCTATCCGCGAAATTGCCCGTGCATGCGGGGCGCGACAAGAACAACCTGTGGGACCACAAGACGTTCGTACGAGGCTTTCTCAAGTTCATCACCTCGAATGCACCGGACGACGTGAAGTCGACGCCGGCACCAGTGGTTGCGGTGGAGGAGCCGGACGATGCGAACCAGAACGTTCGCGAGCAGGGCGATTCCATCACGCTGCTCGAGGAGCGAAACAAGAGCTATTCCGATAGTCGCCGCAAGGTGATTTTCGGCGGCACGCCGACAATCGATGGTTTCTCGCGCATCGCACAGGCCTATGAGTCGTCCGACCAGCGTCGGTATCTGGTGCCGTGTCCCGATTGCGGTGAAGAGCATGAACTGGCATGGGACAACGTTACCTGGTCTGAAAATGCCGAAACGCCGCACGAGGTCTTTGGTCTGGCGACACCCGGTTCCGCGCGTTACGCGTGTCCCTTCTGCGGCAGTCTGTGGGATGACACGGCGCGCTTTCGCGCGGTGCGCCGCGGCCGGTGGGTAGCGACGGCAGCGTTTCACGGCGTTGCCGGCTTTCGTCTGAACGAGCTGGTGTCGCCATTTCCTGGCTCGCGACTCGCTGAACTCGTGAAGAAGCGGCTCGTCGCGGAGAAAGCACTGCGCGCGGGTGACGATACGAAAATGCGATCGTTCGTCAACAACACTGAGGGCCGACCGTACAAGTACGAGAGCGATATCCCTGAAATCGATCTGCTCGCCGAGCGTGCGCTCGACTATGGCGTCTTCACGGTGCCGGTCGGCGCCTTGGTGCTCACAGCCGGTATCGACGTGCAGCATGACCGGATTGCGATCGTGCTGCGCGCGTGGGGGAGAGGAGAAGAAAGCTGGCTTGTGCTGTGGGACGAACTGTACGGCAACGTCCTTGAGCAGGGCACTGATCCGATGGTGGGTGGCGTGTGGGGTGCGCTGACCGACATGTTGACGCAGGGCTATCGGCACGCGAACGGTTGGGTGTTGCGTGTGAAGGCCGCGTCGATCGACTCATCGGATGGCTCGACGTCAGATGCGGTCTATCGCTTTGTGCGTATCGCACAGAAGCGCGGTATCAACATCATGGCGATCAAGGGCGCGAAGGACGTCGGCGCGGAGATATTTAGCGTGCCGAAGGCCTCGGTCGACTCCGTACGCAACAACAGCAAGGCCGCGAAGTACGGTTTGCGTCCGTTTATGGTGGGCGTGAGCAAGGCCAAGGATCTGATCCTCGACAACCGGCTGAAACTCGAAGGTGACGGCCCGGGCCGCATGCACTGGTACAAAGGCGTGCGTGCCGACTATCTGCAGCAGGTCACCGCGGAAGTGAAGGTGCCAGGTCGTATCGGCAGCAAGCGCGTCTGGCAGAAGAAAGCCGGTGCACGTAACGAAGCGCTCGATTGCGAGGTGTACGCGTTGCACGCGGCGCGTAGCGCCAAGACGCATCTCATGACGGAGGCGCACTGGATGCTCGAGCAGCATCGCTTGTCGCAGGTCTCGCTCTTCGACGCGGTGCCCGTTGCCACCGGCTTGCCGCAGATGGCGGACATCGAGCCGCCAACGGATCCACCCACGGCAACTGCCGTGTCCGGCAGTACACACGAAACCCCGCCTCCGAGCGGGGTTTCGCGCATTCAGGGCCGTCGAACGGCACGGTCAACGTATTTGAAGCGCCGATAGGAGCAGGTTATGGCATACACAGCGGCGGATCTCGCCCGCATCCAGTCCGCGATTGCCAAGGGCGAACTCGAAGTCCAGTACGCGGACCGCAAGGTTCGTTACCGCTCGATTGCAGAATTGCGCGAGGCCCAGACCGAGATTGTGCGGGGGCTTGATCGCGCGACTCCCCGATCGCGTGTGTTTCGCCTGCGTCATGGCGGCAAGGGGGTGCGATGAAGGGATCCTATCCATCGCTCGCCCAGCGCGGTTTCGTCATGCCAACGCGCCTGAAAGCGGCAGCGTACGAAGCCGCGAGTTCGGCAGGCGCGCGCGGGCGATCGTGGCAGACATCGAGTGCCGGGCCGAACGCTGCAGCGGTGCAGAACCTGCCGTTGATCCGCAGCCGGGCGCGCGATGCGATTCGCAACGACCCGTGGGCGAAGACGGCGATTGCGCGGCTGGTATCGAACACGATCGGCACGGGAATCCAGCCACATCCGCAACATCCGGACCCGGCTATCCGACGACAGCAAAAGCAACTTTGGGACGACTGGGTCGGCGAGTCCGACGCAGATGGTCTGCTCGATTTTTACGGTCAGCAGACGCTCGCGGCGCGTGCGTTCTTTGGCGACGGCGAGGTGCTGGTGCGCCGGCGCATGCGTCGTCCTGATGATGGACTTTCGGTACCGCTGCAACTTCAGGTGCTCGAGGGCGATCTGCTGCCGGTCGAAAAAAACGAACTGCGACCGAACGGCGGGGAAATCATCAACGGCGTCGAGTACGACGCAGATGATCGTCGGGTTGCCTATCACCTGTTGCGTCGTCATCCGGGTGAATACAACCGGATGAAGAACGCCGGGATGGTGACCGTGCCGGTGCCGGCGGATGACGTTGCGCACGTGTTCCAGCCGTTGCGCGCAGGTCAGGTCCGCGGTGTCCCGGAGTTGTCGACGGTGCTGCTGCGTCTGCACTCGCTCGACAACTTCGACGATGCCGTGCTGTTCCGGCAGGAAATCAGCAACCTGTTCGCGGGCTTTCTGGTCAAGCCGAACGCGGAACCTGGCCTGGGCGGTGATCCGGTCACTGGTGAAGGGTTGGTTTTCGACTCGGACGGTTTCTCGCCGGTTGTGTCCCTTGAGCCAGGAACCGTGCAGGAGCTGGCACCAGGCGAAGACATGCGCTTCGCGACGCCACCCGGCGCCGGAGCAGATTACGGCCCGTTCATGCGGCAGCAGCTAATGGCCGCCGCCGCATCGGTGGGCATGCCGTACGAGATTCTTACCGGCGATCTGCGGGAGGTTGGCGACCGCGTGCTGCGGGTGCTTCTGAACGAGTTTCGACGCTCGATCGAGCAGCTGCAGTGGAACATCTTCATTCACCAGTATTGCCGTCGCGCCTGGGCGTGGTGGGTTGACGCGTGTGCGTTGTCAGGTGCCATGCCGATGCCGGACTTTCATCGTACGCGTCGCGAATATCTGCGCGTGCGTTGGGTGCCGCAGGGCTGGCCGTATATCCACCCGGTGCAGGACGTGAACGCGCAGAAGCTGGCGATCCGATCGGGGCTGACGAGTCGTTCGGCGTCGATCCTGAAGCAGGGTGAAGACCCGGAACAGGTCGACGGAGAAAACGCCGCGGACAACGCGAGAGCTGATCGGCTTGGTCTGAGTTACGACACCGATCCCCGCTCGCGCGACATCGCGGGTGACATCGCACATTCAAAGGCAGGAACCGTAGATGAAAAACCGTAAGTGGTGGGACATCAAGGCGATGACGAACGCGCAGGGCGTGGCTGTCGCCGAGATCCGGATCTATGACGAGATCGGATTCTGGGGCACCGATGCAAAGACGTTCATCGCCCAGCTCGACACCGCGGCGGCCGGCGCGGCCGAATTGATTGTCGCTGTGAATTCACCGGGCGGCGACGTCTTCGATGCATTCGCGATCTACAACGCGCTGCGTCGTTATGCCGGCAAGGTCACTGCGCGCGTGGATGGTGTGGCCGCATCCGCAGCCGGGCTGGTGGTGATGGCGGGCGATCAGGTCGTGATGCCCGAAAACGCAATGCTGATGATTCACAACCCCTGGACAATCGCGCTTGGCACGGCGGCGGATCTTCGCAGCACGGCCGACATGATGGACAAGGCGCGCGATGGGATCCTTGCGGCGTACCGGAGAAAGAGTGGTCAAACAGACGACGAGCTGACCGCGATGATGGATGCGGAGACGTGGCTCACGGCACTTGAGGCGCAGTCGCTTGGTTTTTGCGACGTGATCGAAGAGCCGGTGCGACTCGCTGCGTCGACGAATGCGGCGGGCCTACTCGCCCGGTTCAGGAATTCGCCCGAGCCCGTGCAGGCGCTGGTCGAAACAGGCAGCGATGCGCCTTCGCCCACAGCCCCGGGGGGCGATGACCCTCCGGTCAATGATCCACCAGCAGAAAACCCACCTGCGCCCGCGCCACAGGATCCGGAGACGGTCGTCGTGCGGGAAGAGCCGGGCGTGCTGGCGGCCCATGTGTTCAACACCTGCCGTACAGCAAATCTGTCCATGTGCGCGGAAAGCATCATGACGCTCACCGCATTGAAGGATCGCCCAACGATCGACGCGGCAATCCGGAACGCCACAGACATCGCTGGGCTGTGCCTGGCTGCAAAGCTTCCTGAGCTGACCGCCCAGTTTGTGGGCGACGGACTCGATTCCGATCAGGTGCGCGCACGACTGTTTGATCGCGTCACGCAGGCGCAACCGCGTGTGAATAACCGGCAGCAGCCGGTCGACGGTAACGCGGGCGGATCCGCACAAGGTTCGATGCCAGGTCCAAGGGCGTCGTCCATCTATGCCGCTCGTAAGGGCAATACGAAATCACTTTGATAACGGCCCATTGGGGCGCAGACAAGGAGCTGCTGTATGACCATCATCAAAACCCAAGGTACATCCACTGGCGAGTTCCTTCTGTCGGAAGGTGAGGGCCGCATTTCACGTGAACAGATCATCGTTGCGAAGGGCGATGCGTTGTCGGCCGGGCAACTGCTCGGCACGACCGGCACCGGCGAATACGCGCCTTATAACAACGCCGCGGCAGACGGTTCCGAAATCGCGACGGCGATCCTGTACGCGCCACTTGCGGCGTCAACGGATCCACGTCCGGCCGTCGGCGTTGTGCGTCTTGCGGAAGTCGCTGAGGCTCGCCTGACTGGGCTCGATGCAGCCGCGCGCAGCGACCTCGCTGCCCACTACGTGATCGTGCGCTAGACCGCGCTGTCGTTCTGGTCATGCGGCCGTTTCTGAACGTCGACGGTTGCATCACATACACATTTCAGGAGAATCCTTATGGCGGATATCGCCCTTCTTAACGACGACGCGTTCTCGCTGTCGTCGCTTAGTGCAGCTATCAACGAGCAGCCGCAGGTGCCAAGCCGGCTCGCGACCCTCGGACTTTTCGAGGAAGAGGGCATCACGACCACCGTGGTGCAGATCGAGCGCGACGGCGACACGCTGGCACTCGTCCCGACCGGGCAGCGTGGTGCCTCCGGTGTCATCGTTGTTGGCAGTAAGCGAAACATGATTCCGTTTAACACCGTGCATTTGCCGCAGCGTGCGGCGATCGGCGCCGACGAGATCCAGAATCTGCGCGCATTTGGGTCCGAGACCGATTTAGAAGCGATCCAGACCGTGATCAACAAGCGCCTTGCCAAGATGCGCCGCCAGCTCGACGCCACGCACGAGTTTCACCGCATCGGCGCGGTCAAAGGATTGATCCTCGATGCCGATGGAAAATCGGTTGTTGCGGACCTGCTTGATCGTTTTGGCATTAAACAAACGGTGATCAGTTTCGAGCTGGGCAAGGCCGACACCGAGATCCGCATCAAGTGTGCAGATCTGCTCGACACGATTGAGGACGCGCTCGGCAATACGCCGTTCAGCGGTGTGCGCGTGCTGTGCGGTCGCAACTTCTGGAACCGTCTCATTGTCATGAAGGCGATCAAGGAAACCTATCTCAATACCGCGATGGCGTCGGCGCTGCGCGGCGACGCGCGCGACACGTTCGAGTTTGGTGGCTGTACCTTCGAGCGCTATCGCGGCCGCGTCGGCGACATCGGCTATGTGGCTGACGACGAGGCGTGGGCGGTGCCGGAAGGCGTGCCGGATCTCTTCATCACGCGTTTTGCGCCTGCGGACTACATGGAGACGGTCAACACGAACGGCTTGCCTTATTACGCGAAACAGGAGCTGATGGATTTCGGCAAGGGCATTGAGCTCGAGGCACAGTCCAATCCGATCCACCTGTGCACGCGTCCGAAGGCCGTCATCAAGCTGACGGCCTGACATGGCGTTCCGTGATCTGGTCGCGGACCTCGATGACGCTGTGATCCGCGATCTGGCCGACGACGACATCACGGTCGACGGCAAATCGGTGCGCGGCATGTTCGCCGCGCCCTGGCTTGGACCCGATCTCGGACGGCAGCGCACGCAGCTCGAGCATCCGCAGGTGAGCGTGCGCGATGCCGATGCCGTCGCGATTCGCGAGGGCAGTGTTACGACGGTTGGCGTCGACGAATACGTTGTGTTCGAACTGCAACCTGACGGTACGGGCTGGACGGTCCTGCTGTTAAGACCTGGTTGATGAGGCCACGCTGATGGACGCACTGAAGGTTGAGATTGACGTCAGGGAAGTGACTGCTGCCCTGCATGGACTGTCGCCGTCTTCCATGCAGGCTGCGTGGCGCCGCACGCTGCGCAAGACCGCAGCCTGGATCAGAAGCCAGACAGGCAAGGAAGTTTCCCGCGGTACGCAGATCCCGCAGAAGGTGATCCGTAGCCGGCTGTACTTCTTCATGCGTTCGGCTGATTCGGGCAAGGTCTGGCTCGGATTGAATCCAGTCGAAGCACACCGGCTTGGCTCCGTGCGTGAAACGAACAGGGGCATGCGCGCGGGACGGTTCACCTTCGATGGCGCATGGCGGCAGACAAAGGCGAAACCCGATGGCCCGATCTACCAGCGAAGCGGCAAGGCCCGCACGCCGTTCGAGGTCGTGACGGTGAACTGGTCGAAGACCGGCGACCCGGCGTTTCGTCGGGCGGCGCAGATGTGCGAGGCACGACTGATGGTCATCCTGCGGCAGGAAGTGAACTACGAAATCCAGAAGGCGATTGGAGGTATCCGGCGTGCTCGATAACCTGAAAACGCTGCATGACGCGATGATCGCGGGCCTGCGTGCCAGGCTGCCCGATATCTCGCCGATCGATGCGTATCCGCGCATCGGCCGGAAGATTCCAACGCCCAGCATTGCGCTCGAGCTGTCGGAAATGGAACCGGGACACGATCCCGGCACCGGTCAGACGTCGCTGATCGGGCGCTTTCAGGCGCGGGCGATTTTTGATCCACTTGGCCCCCACGCGGATCTCGCTGTGCGCCAACTGGCCGCGCGCATTGCGTGCGCCGTGCATGCGCAGACGTGGGACGTGCCGGTGACCCCGGCCAGACTGGTGCAGATCGGGGACGATCCCTTCAAGCCCGAGCTCGACGCGTATCTCGTCTGGCTCGTCGAGTGGACCCACGAGTTTGATCTCGGCGACGTGGTGACGCCGTTTCCACCTGATGTTCCGTCTGACGCGCCGGCGGTGCTGTGGGGCGTTGATCCGGACACGGGTAGCGCGGACGGACGCTACTGGGACCCCGCGCAGGATCTGCCAGAAGGAGTGGCGACAGGAACAGGGACATGAGCGACTACGAGATTGGCGAGATCGATCGGCTGATCGCCAGCATTGTGCAGGCGGGTTTCATCGACAGCGTGCAATACGATCCGCCCCGCTGCCGCGTGCGTAACGGCGAATGGGTCAGCGCGCTGCTGCCATGGAAGACGCTGGCGGCCGGGCGGGTTCGCACCTGGTGTCCGCCATCGGTCGGCGAGCAGGCGATCGTGCTGGCGCCGTCCGGCACGCTTGCCGGCGCATTCGTACTGGCCGGTTTCTACAGTGACACACACGGCGGTGCGAACGGCAACGCCGCGAACCTGACTGCAACCGATTATCCGGACGGAGCGTACGAGCACTATGACCACGAAGCGCACGAATACGTCATGTCGGTTCCGGCTGGCGGCCGGATCGTTTTCCGCATCGGCGAAACGCAGATGGAACTGACGGCTTCGGGCATCACGCAGACCGCGCCGAAGCTGCTCGTCGATGCGCCGGACTCGACCTTTACTGGTAACAGCACGACGCAGAAGCGCCTGACGTTCCAGGGCGGCATGACCGGTAGCAATGCGGCGGGCGGTCCTGCATCCGAGATCGACGGCGACGCGAGCTTCACAGGCACCGTGAAATCGAAGGGTGTTTCGCTGCCAGATCACCAGCACTTTGTGAGGCAGGAAGGTGCGCCGAGCGATCCGCCATTGAAAGAATAGAGCCATGAACTCATGGACCATCAGGAAAGTGACTTTGACCTCGCCTGCGCGCGAGGTTTTTTTATTGGAGTTCCGATATGCCGCAAGAGCGCGAGATTCCGAAGTTTGCACGGCTACCTGGGCCTACCGACGTGACAGAGGCCGTGCAGGTTACGTTCCGCGACCGGGCTTTCAGATCGCGCACGATCGTATTCGAAGACGGCAGCACACGGGCAGTCGACAGGAGCACTGTCGTGCTATCCGACCAGGAACAGATCGCCGCGCTTGAGCGCCATCCGGAATTCGAACGCGCTGCGGACGGATCCTGACGATGGGCGCGAACACGGCGCTCGTTGGTATGGACCGGCAGACGGGTAAGCCGATTACCGGCCTGGTGCATCTGAAACAGAGCATTGGCGACATCCTGTCGACGCGAAAGGGTACGCGACGCGAACGCCCTGAATATGGCTCCGATGTTCCCCGGATGGTCGATCTGCCGATATCGCGTGGCTGGATTTCGTCAGCGCAGTCCGAAGCTGCCCGCGCGATCGGGCGTTGGGAGCCTCGAATCAAGGTGTCTCGCGTCGCGGTCGCATCGATCGTTGACGGCAAGGTGACCTTTCGCATTCAGGGCGTCTATGAAGGGGACGACTTGGTTTTCGAGGTGACAACGTGACAACCATTGATCTGACTGCGATCGATCCACCGGATCTGGTCGAAATGCTCGACTTCGAAGATATCTATCAGGAAAAGCTTGAGCATTTCAAAAGCATTTACGCGGACTGGAGTGCGGCGCTGGAGTCCGATCCCGTGGTGAAACTTATCGAGCTTGCGGCGTACCGCGAAGTGAGGCATCGCGCGCGCGTCAACGACGCCGCGCGGGCCGTCATGCTGGCCTTCTCGACCGGTGCCGATCTCGAGCATCTGGCGGCATTGCTTGACATCGGACGGGCGATCATCGATCCGGGCGACGCAGACGCCATCCCACCTGTCGCGCCAACGCTCGAGGGCGACGACAGGTTGAAGTTGCGCGCGCAGATGTCGATCGAGCGCTCGACTGTTGCGGGTCCCTCCGGCAGCTACATTGCACTGGCAATGAACGCATCAGCGGACGTGCTGGATGTGAAGGTTGATCGCCCGAAGGCGGGGACCGTCCGCGTGACCCTGCTGTCAGCAGCTGGCGATGGCGTACCGGTCAGGCAGTTGATCGACACGGTGACGGCAGCACTGACGCCGGAAGAGGTGAGGCCGCTGAACGACGAGGTGCTGGTGACTGCTAGTGAGCGCGTCGATTTTAGTGTGGTGGCCGACGTCTATGTCGGTAGCGGGCCGGGGCGGGAAGCCGTTTTCGAGGCACGTCGCGAGGCACTAAACAAGGCAATCGCCAGTGCACGCAAGCTGGGCGCCGGAATGTCGCTTTCCGCTATCTACGGTGCTTTGCATCCGCCTGGGTCTGGTGTGGTCGATGTCGATCTGCGATCGCCGACCGCGCACGTCGTTTGTACGCCGCGGCAGTTCGCCAATTGCACGTCGATCGTGCTGAACATGAAGGTGGACGATGCGTGACGCCCTTTTGCCAGCTAACCAGACACCGCTGGAAACGGCGTTGGCGATTGTCATGGCCCCGCGTGTCGATCCGGAGATCCTGCGCACGCTCTGGGATGCCGACCGATGCCCTGCTGGCTGGCTGCCCTGGCTCGCATGGGCGCTTGCCGTCGACGGTTGGGAGCTGGCCGAGTCCGACGACGCGCGTCGCGCGCTTATCAAGGCTGCGATCCCACTGCACCAGAAGCGCGGCACGCCATGGGCAATCCGCGAGGTTATCCGGCGGCTCGGCTTTGGCGAAGTTGACCTTGTCGAAGGGCGCAACGTGCGCCGGCGCGATGGCACGGCTCTCTATAACGGCGATTGGGTCCACGGCCGCGATCGCGGCGAATGGGCGCAATACATCGTACGACTCAGACAGCCGGTTACCCGCGACCAGGCGGACAACCTGAAAGCCGTGCTTGAAAGGTATGCGCCGCAGCGCTCGGAACTTTACAAGCTCGATTACACCGCCGCACCGCTTCGCCGCAATGGCGTAGGCCGGTACGACGGCCAATACAACAGAGGGAGTATCAACGCATGACGAACCTTGTCGAAGCCGAACAGTGGGAAGAAGGTATCCGGCAATTCGAAACGTCTGACGCCGTCATGGGTGGCCCTGACGGCGTGGACAATATTCCGCCGCGCCAGCTCGCAAACCGCACGACATGGCTACGCGCCCGGCTGCAGGACGGCGGCGCAACCTATGCGCCCGACACCGGCACAAAAAACAATATCGTCGTGAACCTCACGCCGGCTGCTACCCAGCTCGTCGAAGGCATGGAAGTGTGTTTTGTTGTCGCCTTCACCAACGACGACGCATGCACGCTCACGCCGAACGGCACGGCCAAGGGCGGCATCGCCCGGCTACCGCTCTATGGCGGCGACCATGCGAATCTGTCGGCGAGCGATCTGCCGGCAGGCACGCAGGTTCGCGCACGCTTCACGAAGACTCTGAACGTCGCCGCCGGCGGCGCATGGGTAATCCAGTCCATCACCGGCGGCATGGCGCGCACGGTGACGCCGCCGGTGGGCGACATGTCCACGCGTGCCGCGAACATGGCCGCGCTGTTTCAGGCGACAGACGGGCGGCAAACGGTTGACGTGGCGGGCGACGCCGCAGTGAAGCTGACCGCCGATCAATACGGCGTCGCAATGCTGTCACTCGCCGGCGGCCTGACCGCGCCGAAGGATTTACTTTTCCCGGCTCAAACGGGTCAGTGGATCATCGAAAACAATGCAACCGGCAATTTCAACATCACCGCCAGAGTCGCCGGTGGCGTTGGCGTCGTGCTGCCGGTTGGTTCGCCTGTCATCGTGTGCAGCGACGGCAAGGTAATGAAGTTCGCAAGCGCGGGCGGGCAGGCGGGTTTTAGCGGGATGCCTGTCACCGGCAAGACGGGCACGAGCCTGACCATCATAGGCGGCTATACGCCTGGTGCGCTGATGATCGAAAAAAACGGCGCGATGCTCAAGCCAGGCACCGCGGCTTCGCCCGACTTCATCGCCATAGACGGTTCGACCGCCAACTTCGCCGTGCCGCTTGTCGCAACTGATGACCTGATGATTTACGTGTTCTCCACCTTCAGCGTGGCGAACGCGGTGAAGAAATCGGGCGACAGCATGGGAGGCCCGCTCGCGCTGTATGACGGTTCGACCGCACCGACGCCGGCACCCGGCGACAACAGTCAGAAAGTCCTGAATACGGCCTGGTTCAAGAGTGAACAGGCCGCCGAAGGCAATCAGGGAACCGCGAAGGTTGCAACACAGCCGCAGACCAATGCGGGCATTGACGACACCACCATCGTGACGCCCAAGAAACTGCGGGCCGGATTCTCGATTCTCCTTGCTGCCAATGGTTATTTCGCTTTCCCGTCGTGGTTAGGCGGCCTGATTTTGCAGTGGGGAAAGATGACCACGGCAATCGGGGCTTTGGGGTCTGCAAATCAGTTACTGCCGCTTACGTTCCCTAACACCGTTCTGATTGGATTGTGTGCCCCTATTCAGACTGGCGCCTGGATGGGCACGAATCCCAGCATCGGCGTTACGGCAACCAACAGCTTGATTACTGTCTGGAACAACAACCAGACGGCCATCTCTCCATACACGTGGTGGCTCGCCATCGGATATTAGGTTCGGCAGGCATTTAGCGCGAATAACGTAACTGAATGAGGCAACAGAACAATGTCACTCGCATCCAATCTTGCAGCACTCGCGCGCCTGCTGACGGCTGCCGCAAGCGGCATCGTCAACGGCACCACGCCGGCCGCCGGCGACAACACGAAGGCGCTCATTACGTCTGAATGGTTCAAGGCCGAGCAAGCCACAGAGACGGTGCAGGGCACCGCGAAGATCGCCACGCAGGCAATCACGAACGCTGGCATCGACGACACCATGACGGTGACGCCTAAGAAGCTGCGCGCGGGATTTGCGTTTTCCTTTGGGACTATCGGCTACTTCTGTTTTCCGTCGTGGCTGGGCGGCCTGATTATTCAATGGGGTTTCTACTCGCTCGCTGCTAACTCATACAGCGCAACCATCCCACTTCCCATTGCATTTCCTAACGCATACATGATGGGGGTGGCATGCGATTCAGGGCAGAGCACATACCCGTTCGGGATTACTGGTGCAAGCAAGGCGCAAATCAACGTTTATGTCACTACCGCCAAGGGCGCGAACGCGTCCGGGGCTAACTGGATCGCCATCGGATACTAATCATGGGTCAAAAATTCGCAGCCTACGACGAAAACCGGACTATCACCGGCTATTACGACGACGCACTAAGCCCGCCGCCGAAAGGCTTCCAGGTCGTCGCCATTACTGCCGCGCAACACAAGGCGATGCTTACTGGCGAGGCTTCCGGCAAGCGCACGGCCATTGATCTGAACGGTGTGCCGGTGTTGCTCGATCCGTTGCCGCTCACTGAGGCACAACTCGACGCGGCGAAGCGCATGGAGCGCGATGCGGCGTTGCGCTTTAGTGACTGGTATGCCGCTCGCCACCAGGACGAACTGATGATCGGCAAAGGCACCACGCTCACCGCCGACCAGCTCGACTCGCTGCTCAACTATCGCAAGGCATTGCGCGACCTGCCGCTAAACGACCGTTGGCCTGAAGTTGAGTTGCCGTCGCGGCCCGACTTCCTCGCCGCGCAGGACAGCACATCGCCTTCGCCTTAGCCGGTCGCGGAATTCTCCGTTCAACACTTTCCAGCCGCCCTCTGTTTTCCGGGGGCGGTTTTCTTTTTGTCATTTCCCTGGAGAGCTTCATGGGCGCAACATCGTTTTTCCACGGCGTGACGGTGTCGCTGGTCGACACCGGGCCGCGCACCATCACCGTGCCGAGTTCGTCGATCATCGGCATGGTCAATACCTACGCGCCAGGTGCGGACCTGGCCGCACCGAACGTGCCGGTGCAACTGACGAGCTATCGGGAGGCCGTCGCGGCGTTTGGCGAAACCAGTGCGATCGCTCAGTCCGCACGCACAATCTATGCGCAGAGCAAGGCAGTGATCGTCGCGACCGGTATCGCGGCCGGCGGCGAACCGGCAGCGCTCACCTCGGCGGTCATTGGCGGTGTCAGTGCCGGCGGTGCACGTACGGGTCTGCAGACGATGCTCGACGCAAAGTCGAAATACAACGTGCAGCCGCGTCTGCTGCTCGCTCCCGGTTTCTCGTCGAAACAGCCGGTCGCAACCGCAATGGATTCCCTCGCTGGCAAGCTGCGTGCGATCGGCATTATCGACGGGCCGAACACCGACGACGAGGCGGCGATCGCTTACGCGCAGAATTTTGGTAGCAAGCGGCTCTATATGGTGGATCCCGGCGCGACCATCTGGGATACGACCGCTAACGCGGACGTTGACGCGGCAGCGTCGTCGTTCGCGGCGGGCCTTTTCTGTCAGACCGACGCGAACATCGGTTTCTGGGCATCGCCATCGAACAAGGAAATCACCGATATCACGGGTACGAAGCGGCCGATCGAGTTTCTCGATGGCGACGAGACGTGCCGCGCGAACCTGCTCAATAACGCCAACATCGCGACGATCATTCGCGACGGCGGATATCGCCTCTGGGGTAACCGCACGCTGTCGAGCGATTCGAAATGGAAGTTCGTCACGCGCGTGCGCACGCTCGACATCGTGATGGACGCGGTGCTGGCGGGGCATAAATGGGCGGTCGACCGCGGCATCACGGCCACCTATGTGACGGATGTCACCGAAGGGCTGCAGGCGTTCATGCGCGATCTAAAAAACAAGGGTGCCCTGATCAACTTCGAGGTGTACGCCGATCCGGAGCTAAACACCGCGACGCAGCTCGAGGACGGCAAGGTGTACTGGAACATCCGCTTTACCGATGTGCCGCCGGCAGAAAACCCCAACTTCCGCTTTGAGGTCACCAACCAGTGGCTGACCGAAGTGCTCGATACCAACCCCTGATACAGATACCGAGAGGTGACGCGTGACTCCGGAAACACTTTATAACTTCAACGTGTATAGCGACGGCAAGGGCTTCGCCGGACGAGCCACGCAGTGCACGCTGCCAAAACTTAAGATCAAGACCGACGATCATCGCGCCGGCGGGATGGACGCGCCGGTCAAGATCGATCTCGGCATGGAAGCGCTCGAGGCCGCGTTCCAGATGTCGACGATGGAGCGCGATGTGCTGAGGTTCTTCGGCCTCGCCGACGCGACGGCATTCAACGGCGTGTTCCGCGGCGCATTCCGCGACATCAAGGGCGCGACCAAGGCCGTCGCCGCGACGTTTCGCGGGATGCTCTCAGAGGTCGACGGCGGCGACTGGAAACCGGGCGAGAAGGTCGACGCCAAATTCACCGTGTCGCTGACCTATTACAAGCTGGAGATCGACGGTGCTGTCGTGCACGAGATAGATGTGCTCGGCATGGTGCGCATTATCAACGGCGTTGACCAGCTCGCCGAGATCCGCAAGGCCATTGGTATGTAACAGCAGCATGTAAAAGCGGGTCGGGCGACAAGGTTACTTTTTGACATGAACGGCGGGCCATACGGTTCGCCGTTTCTATTTGGAGGCGGAACAGATGGACAGCAATGTGGATAGCAACGTGGCTAGCGATGCAACCGATCGTGTCGACAGCGTCACGATCCGCCTGAATTATCCGGCGACGTTCGACGGCGTGGTGCGCGACACCCTGACGTTGCGGCGCCCGAAAGTGCGTGACATGCGCGCTGCGCAGAAGATTGCCCCGGGCGACGAAGAAGGGCAGGAACTGGCAATCTTCGCGGCGCTCGCGGGCGTGTCGCCGAATGACCTGGAGGGCATGGATCTCGGTGATTATCACCGCGTCCAGGATGCCTACTTTCGCCTCACATCCGCTGGCAAGAATCAGCCAGAAAACGCTCAAGGCGCTGGCAAAGCGGCTGCTTAAGGAGCACGGCGTGCAACCCACCTCGATCGACGGGATGACGCTCGATGAGGTGATCTGGTGGCTGACGGATTAGCGGGAAAATGACAGGGGGATTTGATGGCAAGCGACATCGCACTCGGGATCGTGATCGGCGGCGCCGTGTCGGCGACATTCGGGCGCGCGATCACCGAAACCAGTTCGCGGATCGTCGGGCTGCGGAAGACCGCAAACGAGACGCGGCTATGGCAGCGCACGATCGGCGAGACAGTGAAGCTGCAGGACGAGTTTCGCCGCTTGCACGCGGCCGGCGACCGTGCGGCGGACGGTATCCGTCGAAAGATTGAATCGAACCTGCGCACGCTGCGCGAGAACGGCGTCGAGGTCGACAGACTCGACCGGGCGTATTCGCGCCTTGGCCGCACCGTGCGTGGCCTTGAGCTCAAGGCATCCGGGCAGGAGCGTATCGCCGCCGGCAGGGAGGGAGCACGCGGCGTGATTGGCGACGCGGTCAAATTCTCGGCAGCGGTTGCGGTGCCGGCGACGATCTCCGCGGACTATCAGGCAATCATCCGCGACATCGCGATCAAGGCAGGTATTGCGCGCTCGGCGCAGGAAGCGTCGATGGGCGAGCGTATCCGTCGTGACGCGCGCGATAACGGCATTGGCCGCAACGAGCTCGCCGACGCAGTCAACCAGATGGTCGCGGGCGGCATGGATGTGAGTCGCGCGCTCGACTTCGCGCCGCTTGCCGCGAAGTTCTCCATTGGTCAGGCGGCGACCACGGTCGAGACCGCGAGGATGATCCAGGCGCTGCAGCAGAACGCGAAGATCACCGACCCGAAGCAGATGGAGAAAGCGTTCGAAGCGATCGCGTTTCTCGGCAAGGAAGGATCGTTCGAATCGGCGGACATGGCCCGCTGGTTTCCAGTGCTGCTTGCCGAAATGCAGAAGATCGGCATCACCGGGCAGGACTCGGTCACGCAGCTCGGCGCGATGTTGCAGGTACAGATGAAGACGGCCGGCAATGCAGACGAAGCGGCCAACAACCTGAAAAACTGGTTTTCGAAGATCGGATCCAATGAAACCGCAAGCAACTACAAAAAGGCCGGCGTCGACTACGAAGCAAAAATGCATGAAGCGATTGGCAAGGGCTGGTCGACGCTCGAGGCTTCCTTCGTTCTGGCGCGCGCGTATATCGAGCGTACCGATCCGGCCAAGGCAAAGCAGCTTTCCGACGCCGCGAGGAGCATAAACGGCGAGTCCGACCCGGATAAGCGCCGCGCGCAGATCGCCGCGTTCGAAGACACGATGAAGACAGGTGACCTCTTCAACGACATGCAGGTGAAGGCTGCGCTCACCGCGTACCTGCAGAACGCTGACCTGTACCAGAAACTGAAGAAGGAGTCGTCGCAAGCGAGCGGCGAGATTGCAAAAGATCTCGCTGACCGGCGCGATGCATCGAAGCAGATCTGGAGTGAAGTCGGGCAGCAATGGAACGATGCGATGCGCAGCATCGGAGACGCGTTACGGCCTGTGACCGACGCTGTCGGGAACGCGACGAAGACGGCGGGCCAGGGGCTGGCGAAGATTACGGACGCCGCACCGAAAACGACGATGGCGGTCACTGGCATTGCGGCCAGCCTGATCGCGTATCGCGGCGCAAAGTCACTTTTCCAGATTGGTCGCGGCGCACTCGACATTGCGCGCGGTTCGATTCTCGTCGCGCGCGGCGGCGCAGGCGGTGCGAAGGGCACAGGTGCAGCCGGTCCCGTGGGGCGCGCAATCGAGGCGCTCGGTGGTGCCGCTGCATCGGCCGGCGTGCAGCGGGTTTTTGTCATCAACATGCCGGGCGGCGCTGGCGGGCTGGGTGGTGCTGCCGGCGCGGTCGCTGACGAACTGGCTGCGGCGGGTAAAGGCGGCCCAGCCGGAAACGCCGCAGGCAAAGGCGGGCGCTTTGCCCGTGTGTTCGGGGCAGCTCGCGGCGTACTCGGTCGTGTGATGCCGTATGCCGGCAAGCTTGCTCTCGCAGGCACCGTACTCAAGCTTGGGCTGGCGGCAAACAATGCATACGCCGTGGCGACGGGTGACGACACGCGGGCAGCGAAGGCGCAGGGATTTGCCGGGATCGCCGGCAGTCTTGCCGGCGGCATCCTGGGTGCGAAGGTTGGCGCCGTGATCGGTGCGTTCGGCGGGCCGGTGGGCGCTGCGGTTGGCGGTTTGGCGGGTGGAGCGCTGGGGACGTTCGCGGGTGAGAAGGCCTTCGGGGCGATTGCGAAGCTGGCGTTCTCACGCGATGACGCACAGCAACCCTCGGTGGCTGCAGCGCTCGCGAAGGCGAAGGCGCTCGAAAAACCGGCCGGCGCTGACAAACCAGTGGCGAAGATCGACCAGCAGAACAGCTTTGCACCAGTCTTTCACGTGACGTTCCAGGGCGAGCCGGGCAACGACGCGGCGGACCGCTTCCTTGCCAAGGTGTCGCCGCAGTTGCAGCGCCTGATGAAAGACGAACTGGCGAAGAACAACCGCTCGGCGATGTTCGATAGCCCTCACCTGTAGCACGCCACTTTGGGAGGCAATGTGGATTTCACAAGACAGATCACGCAGGCCGCGACGCAGGCGAGCATTGCGACCGAACGCGTGCGCAATATGAACCGCGTATATGAACGCAACCGGCCGGCGAGTGCGAACACGGTGGCAGTGCTGCAGAAGCTCGCTACCGGCAATCTGACGAGCGCCGCGGAATTGCTCTCCGGCGCCGGCAGCGCGTTGTCGGTCGCGGGCGATCTGGATCCAAAGGTCGGCACGGTAGTGCGCAGCTTCAACGCCGTGCAATCGTCGGTCAACAGTGTCCTCAAAATTGCGACGGCGTCGAATCACCCGCTGGTGAAGTCGGCGGCCGACTCGGTGAACACGGCGCTCAAGGATGTCCGTACGAAGTTCAATGCGTGGGCGGGCATCAAGGAGACGCCGTCGCCCGCATCGCTTGCAACTTCGACGGGCGCGGGGGCGATGCTATCGGGTCTGCTCGACGGTGCATCCGGTGCCACACCTCACCTGATGACGCTCACGTCCGACGCGGGCGACACGTTCCACTTCAACCTGTCGACCGCGGCGTTCGACAAGCTGCGGCGCACCACGAAGTACAAGGTCGCATCGCAGGAGCGGTTGAACCGCCAGGAGGCACTGCAGGCGGTCAGCCAGGGCGGCGAGACCATCACGCTGTCAGGCGTTGTGTTCGCCGCATACGGAGCCGGAGCGAAGCAGATCGACGCATTGCGTGCGATTGGCGGCCGCATGGTGCCCGTGCAGCTCACGACCGGCTACGGCGAAGTGCTTGGTCGCTGGTATCTGCAGGGCGTCGACGAAGAGCAGGAGGCGCTGATGTCGGACGGCGCACCGCGCAAACAGACCTTCAGCCTGGAGTTCGGCCGCTATGGCGAAGACTATAAGAACCTCTGACGGCGACGTGCTCGACGAGATCTGCTATGCGTTCTACGGGGCGCTCGCGGGCGTTGTCGAGGCGGTGTACGAGGCAAATCCGGGGCTGGCCGCACGCACGCAGCCGTTTGTCTCAGGAATCATCATCGCGCTGCCTGATCTCGACGTGCAGCGCGATGAACCGGTCCAGCTCTGGACATAGGAGGGGCGATGCAGGCTATTTTCCAGATCGTCGCGAACGGCGACGACATCACGCGCGTGATCCAGGATCGCGTGCTGCGGATCCGGACGGTGGACAAACCAGGGCTTGAGTCTGACGAGTGCGAGATCGAGCTCGACGATCGCGACGGCAGGATCCAGTTTCCGCCGAAGGGTGCCACGCTGAAGATCTCGCTCGGCTGGAGCGGCAGGGGTCTGTCGTTCCTGGGTGAGTACGCGGTCGACGAGATATCGCTGAAGGGGCCGCCCGCATCGGTTGTGATCCGCGGCAGGCCGGCGAATATGCGCGCCACGGCGAAGACGCACCGGTACGGTAGCTGGGAGAACGTGAAGCTTGCCGATGTCGTTGGTGACATTGCGCGGCGCAACAGGTGGACAGCCGCGTGTAGTGTCGATGCCCAGGTGCCGCGTGCCGACCAGTTTGGCGAGAGCGACCTGCACTTCATCACGCGTCTTGCGCGGCAGCATGGTGCAACGGCGACGGTGAAGGCCGGCAAGCTGATCGTGGTCGGCCGTGGCGCTGGCAGGAGCGCGGGTGGGAAGTCGCTGCCCACGATCATGCTGACGCCTGACTCGCTGCTCGATTACGAGATCACGTTTCCCGATCGCGCGAGCTTCGTCGCCGTGCGCACGAAAGTGCATGACACGAAGACCGGAAAGAAGATCGATCTCACGATTCCGAATCCTGATGCGCCACCCGGTGCATCCGCGGTGCACACCGAGCGGCATGCATTCGCGAGTCCCGAGGCGGCGAAAACGGCCGCACAGGCCCGCTTGCAGAAGCTCAATCACCACACCGCGAAAAGCACGATGACGATGACGGGCCGGGCCGATTTCGCGGCGGAGAAGACAGTCACGCTGAAGGGCTTCAAGAAAGACGCGGACGGGGATTTCCTGATCGAGTCTGTAACGAACACCTACGCGGGCCGTAGCTGGGAAACACAGGTCGAACTTAATGCCGGTAACAAGGGCAAGGCGAAGGTCGGACACGAGAAAAAGAAGGGCAGGAAGATCAACCTCGTGGTGCCAGCGCAGTCGCACTGACGCGATCGACAGAAGACAACAACTAGCACGACAACGAACCGCCCGCGCTCGCACAAGTTGAGTGGGGCGGTTTTTTTATTGAACGGACGGTCCGATGGGTGAACAGCACAACAACGATCTGGCGGTGCAGATCGCGCGTTTCGGCGAGCAGCTGCGCAGCGTCGCGGCAAGCCTTGAGGACATCAAGACATCGGTGCAGCCGGTCGCCGCGCTCGATCGTGCGATTGCGGAAATGGCGATTCACAACCAGAACGCACGCAAGGATATCGAGCTGCTGTGGGCGCGTGTGGCTGAGGGCAAGAAGGAGCGCGACGCGCTGGAGCAGCAGATCGGCGACGTCGACGACAGGGTCGCTGCGATGAAGAACACGGCGAGGGGCGCGATGTGGGTGCTCGGGATTGTGCTCGGTATCGTTCAGACCTTCCTGGTGGGCTCAATCGTGTGGGTGTTCACCCATATCAACGAAGGCGACATCCTCAACCGGTTACAGCAGCAGCGCCTCGAAGTGCTTGAACAGACCGTGACCAGGGGAACGAAATAAGGAACGAAGCAATGAAACTTGACGAAAAAATCGACGCGCTGATTGGCCGCGAGGGCGGGTACTCGAACAACGCGGCCGACTCCGGTGGCGAAACGATGTGGGGCATCACGGTCGCGGTCGCACGCGCATTCGGCTATGCCGACGCGATGCGCGACATGCCACGGTCGACGGCCGCGCAGATCTATCGCAGCCGCTACTGGTTGCAACCGAAGTTCGATCTGGTCGATGCGCTCTCACCCGCGCTCGCCGACAAGCTGTTCGACATCGGCGTGAACGCGGGGCAGGTGATGGGCGTGCGGTTCATGCAACGTGCGCTGAACGTGCTGAACCAGAACCAGCGCGCCTTTCCCGATATCAACGTCGACGGAGGCATCGGCGCCATGACGATCGCGGCGCTGAAGGCTTTCCTCGCTGCGCGCGGTGCGGACGGCCACCGGGTGCTGCTTGGCATGGTGACCGCGCAGCAGTCTGTCTATTACATCGAGTGTGCCGAAAAGCGCGTGGAGAACGAAACGTTCGAATATGGCTGGCAACTCAATCGTGCATTTGGGGTGAGCGCATGATGGACTTCCTGAAAACGGTGGCGCCGTGGCTTGTCACGGCCCTGACCGGCGGCGTACCCGGCATTGCTGCGATGGCTGCTTCGGCAATCGCTGGCAAGCTCGGTCTGTCCGATGGTTCGGTCGATGCTGTCAGATCGGCGCTGACCGGCCAGCAGATGACGCCCGAGCAACTGCTCGCGCTGAAGCAGGCTGACGATGACTTCGCGCTGAAGATGCGGCAGGCGGGTTTCACGCATGCGGAGAACATGGCCGGCATCCACGTGCAGGCCGACAGGGTAGCGGCCGATGATCGCGCGAGCGCACGAAACTTTGCGGTGGTGGAGCACGACCATACGGCGCGCAATCTCGCCTATATGTATACGACGGCACTCTTTGCCGTGATCGGACTGGAGTTCCTGCTCGCGGCGCAACAGATCACCGTGGACGACAGCGTGATGCGTGCGCTCGATACATTGTTCGGGATTCTGATTGCGATGGTGCTTGGCTCGAAGGAATATTTCTTCGGCTCATCCTCGCACGCTGACAGGCAGGCCGCTGCGATTACGCAGTTCGCGGTGTCGCCCGACACCATCGTCGCGCAGGCGACTTCGCCAGATCGCACATCAATGCCGCGGTCGCCGGCAGAAGGGCAAAGCTAG